TGTCTTTGCCATCGCGACAGGTTCCAAAAAGTAAAAAGATTCCTTAGGCACTTACGCAAGCTGGCCTACCTAGGCCGCCCCCCTCAGGTCGTTGTACGCCTTCACGATCGGCTCGGCCTCCGCTAAAAATTGCTCCTTCAGCGCCTTGTCCTGGGCAATAAATTTTGCGCCTCTCGACGCAAGCCACTGCCTTGCTTTCATAATAGGAAACAGAAAGTGCTTTGGCTCGCTTGGCTCGCTCATCGTGATGGGGTCGGGCAAGATTCCGATCCGCAGATATGTCTGACGCATAAGGCTTGGATCTGCATCGCCACTACTCAATCGCTTCTGAGTGGCTGCGACTTTCTCATATCGTTTGCCAACCTCTTCAGTAATCCCTGCCTCCTCACATATCGCCTGCACGTCCTTACCTTCAGTGCGTGCAACCGCAATGATCTCACCGGCGTCTGATGCCAGTGAGATTGTCCTGCCTACCAGCTCAATCGCCTTGTCCCGCGTTTCGTTTAGTTTGTTTATTACAGATAGTAGCTTCATTTCTTAATACCTTTCTTAAGTGCGGCCATGTTGAATTTAGGCGCTTCACGCCGCCGCTTGGCGTGAACGCGGTATGCTCGTTTGCGGTAGGACTCGCGGGCCTTCTCGCTTTTCTGCGATCGTGCTCGGATACCCAACCGATCATAGACTTCAGTTACTTTCTTGCTGATCGCCTGCTTAGTGATGCCGTACCGCTTGGCCACGGCCGTCATAGATTCGGGCGAACGGTTAAGAGAGATGTTTAAGACCGCATGCCCCAGCGTGTCCGTTCGGTTGGCCATAGCCGGGTGATCGGCAGACTTATCCATAAGGTGCTCTATCACTTTTGTGATAGTCGCAACCGTTGAGGTGGTGACCGTAATCTTTAGGTCATCGCATGACTCAAAGACCAGGTCTTGCAGGCTATCGATCATGCTTGCTGGATGCGGAATAACCGCTGGGATTCGTTCGATTGCTTCCTGATCTATCATATTAGATTAACCTCGCTAGTGCAGTCGTTAGTGCAGTAATGGAAATGGTGTAATGTATTAGTGCAATAATAGGCCCTAAAGGGCCTTTATTACTGCACCTACATGCTCCGCAATACTGCACTAGTGCAATAAGGGTTACTGCACTAACGTTAAAAGGGCTCATTTGTCACCTTTTTGCTGAATAAACCAGCCTCAGTTTCTTCGATCAGACCGTCCTCTTTGGCCTGCTTTACACGGGCCTTCGCTTGCCGTTCCTGCAACCCGGTGGCCTGCTGTACAAATGCGACCACTTGGCTGTATTTAGCCCCTTCGGGTAACTTGCCCCAATCGATCGACATAGCCTTTCTGCCCACTGACTTTTCAGGCGCTCCTACTTCAATCCACGCCATCCCCTTGTCGGCATGCTTTAGGTGAACTAAAGGCTGCGTCTTGCTGGCTATAAAATCGCTCGCAGTGACGTTAGGACGCAAGCCAGACCGCTTTCCGCGCTTGGTCACCTCAAGCTTATAGGTGTACGTGCCTTGCTCATCCTGGCCACAAGGTGACAGCATTAAAACGGCTCTTGCCCAATTCGTCAGCTCGCTCGATCCAAATCCGCTGTACGCCTTGTCGTGCCCTTGGTAACCGCTGCCGTCCCTTGTTGGTTTTGGGGTATGGTGCATAAGCATCCAGGCAAATCCGCCAGATAGGGCGAGCGGGTTAAGCAAATTACGCAAAAAGCCACCGGCCGTCTCCTGGCTGGATAAGTCGCCACCGATAAACGCGAGCAACGGATCTACCCAGGCTAGGTCGGGTTTATGCTTTTCAGCTAAGCGACGCATCCTGTCCACGAACCGCTCACCCGTGGATGTACAGTCGCGAACGATCACGATGTTCTGCTTCACCCGATCCAGCTCCTCTGCGGTCAAGTCCAACGCCTTTAGAATGCCCTGCAACGCCTCAGCCACGTCGCCCTCATCGTTCTCCGCCTGCACAATCAGCGATTTCAATGGCTTGCCGTGTGGCGATATGCCAAACAGATCACGCCCGGCCGCCCAGGTGATAGCGGCCTGTAGGCAGAGCACGCTTTTACCAAGGCCACTGCTCCCCACCCACAACGCCGATCCGCCACGGCAAATCCATCGCTTGCCAAGCAGTTGCGTTATGTCGGCATCCTCCTTGAAATTTACTAACTGCTCCCAGCTATACGGCTCAGGAATATCACCGTAGATCGTTCGCTCCATCCACTCCATGTAAGTCAAAGTAGGTGCGCCACATTCGACTAACTCTTGCTGTAAGCCCGTGGCAGTACGCATAGCACCGGGCAACCGAGACAACCGGCCTGCGTCCTTGTTAGCCGGATCGGGCTTAGAATGTTCTAGGTGCTTGTAGATAAAATCCACACGTTCAGCAAACTCCTTGGCATTGGCTGCCCGAATCTCCACCCATGCGTGCAGGCTTCGCGATCCGCTCTTTATGATGGACGACGTCGGCAACCCACTGCGCTTAATGATCGCCCACTGTTCGGCCATCGTGCTTTCATCAAACTCAATCAGGCAATGGCGAAACTTGGTAATCGACTCGGCCTTGCGGTTCTTGCCGTTGTTAGCGTTAATCGAAACATAGACGCCCACTGCATCCCCTTGCCATTCCTTCAATCCGTCGGCCTTAAACAGCTCTAGCCATTCCTCCCGGCTTCTCGTCTCGCCAGCACCGTCCGGCCGTTCGCGGCCGTCCTTGTCCTTAATTGATCGACAGATGTTTATGTAATCGCCTACATCGAAACACGTAGTCAGGAACTTATCTACCGGCCCGCTCTCCACGCTGATCGGCATGGGCGGTACTGGCAGATCCTCGCGCACGATCGCCCCGTTCTGATAGGCATACTTGGCCTTAGGCTTCCACGCCTCCCTGGCTGGTTTACTAAATGCGGATCTGACCGCACTCACGGCCTCATTCTGCGATAGCCCCACCTTAAAAGCCCACTCCTCTGCGTTAGTCGTTGCGTCGAACTCCGTCAGCCCTTGGTCGCGCCACTGGCATGCCAGTTTGAATAGCTGTGTATTGCGCTCACCCTCAGCGGCTCCGTTGCGATGGATGGCTTCGATAGCGGGTGGTAGTGGTGCGATCATTTTTTGACCAACCCTTCCAACGCTTTCGTGATTACATACTCAATCACCGCCTCCTGATCCTTCTTTAACTGCTTCAGCCCGAATGCGTGAAACGCCTTTGCCGTCTTGGCGTCATAGGTTACGTCGACTAGAACCTGCTTTGGTGCTGGCCTTGATTTTCCAAAAGTAATTTTGCCTAGATCCTTCATTTGCGTTTGCTCCTCTTTTTGCGTGGCTTCACTTCCTTCCAAATCTCAAAGTCCTTGTCGCACTCGACGGACAACAACATCAGCCGCTGATACAGCCACCCGCCCCAGCTCCACCGGGCAATCGTGTGGCTGACCATGTCTCCTAGGTAATAAAATATAATTGAAAGCAGTTTCATTTTTTGGCCTCCATCGCCTTGGCCTCCATCGCCTTGGCCTTATAGCCTTCGGCCTGCTTAAGCATTTCCGTAGCCATCAGAACGGCCAGATCCAGCCGGGTGCGTACTGCGTCGTACTGCTTCTTCAGCAAATTCTTCTTCGCACGCTCGAGCACGGCGAGATGCCAGGTAAGGCGTTTTACGGACATAAACGCTCCTTAAATATGGCGAAGGCTATATCAAATGTTTTCTTGGACATTTCTTCGGTAAACATTTTTGGCTCAACCGATACGTGCTTTCGCTCTTCTTGAATTATGTGAAAGAAAAGTGGCCAGATAGAATCTGTGTAAAAAAATGCAATTATATCGACCTCGTCTTCGCTATATTTCGTTTTCTCGTATCTACCCTTGCAAACAGATCCGCGTACCATGCCGTTTTTTATGTCCTCAGAAGTTTTTACATTAATAACGCATAGGTGTTTATTATGTTTAAGCCATACATCGCCAGAGTCTTGCCCATGCAGTTGTGTCGCCTTAAACCCCATCCTTAAAAGCATTCCAACGCAAAGTGGCTCATGTGCGTATCCTTGATCAAGATTGGATGAGGTTGATCTTGTTTCGGTAATGGCTTCCTGAAAAAGAGTTGTCTGTGTCATTTCTTTTTCTTTCTCGAAAAGACCAAAGTCCATTGTTTTGGCCTATAGTTAAAATCCTCTATTAGTTCATGCACGTCGTAACCAACCGATTCGATTGCAGACAAGATCTTTCCAGCCTCCACCCACTTAGCCTTTTCTTTCTTTGTGTTTTTAAATTGTTTTTTCATATTTTTACCACTGCCCCATTCCCCAGCGCATGCGATTGGCGCGGGCCTCTCGCACACAATTGGCGTACTGCTCCGGCGTGTAGGTGCCGATGATCCGGGCGGAGAACATGGTGAGCAGATCGGCTAGGCTCACAGCACCGCCTTTGGCAGCGGCCCCGCCAGTTTGTAGTGGTACCTGCTTGCGTCGTATTCCAGCGGATAGCCGAAGAAGTCACGCAGCAGATCGATGTCCCGTTGGATGGTCTTGTAGCTACATTCGAGCTTAACGCCCAACCTGGCACAGCTAGGCAGCGTTAGATCCCGGCGCAGCATTCCGGCAATCACACCTAGGCGGCGGAACGTTGGGCGTGTGTCGCCAAGGCCAGCAGCCCGATTGCGTTTTGATGCAAGCCTAGCGGCCGTCGTACTCACTTCATCACCTCTACCATCGCCACTTTCGGCAACCGCATTGCGTTGAACTGCTTTTCACTGGCAGCAAAGACGTCAATCACCGGCAACTTGCCGCCGCTCGCCTTCTTGCTTTTTACTGCCGTGCCCGTATCCACGGCCACCCACTCCCGCTTCCCGCCCATCACTCGTATCTTCGACCAAAGTGGAATGATGTCTGGATCGACGGCGCAGTGACGGCCGGCCCGCAACCTGGTGCCAGTGCTCGATTGATAGCGACTCGACCACTCATCTTCCCCTGGCCAATAGCCAGTGATTCGCACCTTAATCTTTTTCACGTCGATCTTTTTGGCGTCCGGCCGCATGTCGATCATCACGTTCGACGCCTGCGTGGCTGGGAACCCAAAGAACGCCAGAAACGTCAGCACTACGTTGCAAAGCGCTCTCATAGCCCCGGCCTCATTCGATCGATCAGATCGTTTTCGCGTCCTTCAGCAGCCGCCAGCGCAGCCTTTGCCTCCGCCAGCTCACGGGCCAACGAGCGCACGCGGTTAAGCAACTGCTCGTGGGTGGATTGTTCGGGTAGGATCTCGATCACAACTTTACCTCACGCGGGTCGTACTTCTTCAGCCAGCGCCACACTTTGCAGATCGATGTGAACGCCTCGAACGCCTGGGCAACTTGCTCGGCGGTGTAGCGAATGTCCTGCAACTGGCCGGTGACTGGATCGATCAGAATGTTTCGGCAAGCCATCCCATCGTCGGTAAATGCGTATGCGTAGGCACTGAGCTGAAGCAGATCAGTTTCATAGCCTGCCGCTTTCCCGTTCTTAAATTTGCGTGTCTTAAAATCGATAACCTCCATCTCACCGTGGATCTGGGCGATCAAATCTACCCTTCCTGCGTAACCTTCAGCTTCATTCACTAGCACGGACTCGCTGGCGTGAACTTTAGTTACGCAACACTCCCGCCATTCCTTTAGGCCCGCATAGTGCTCCTCGTAGCCTTTGATCAGTTCACCCGGCTCTTGCCGATTGATTATCATTTCAGCCAGGGAATGAATGTGAGTCCCGCGGGCAGCAGCGGCCTCGACTTCCTTTCTGCTGTCTAATACGACTCGCTTGGCAAAATCGGCCAAAGATTCACCATCATTGCGCGGGAGCGAAAGAGCCGCAGCAATCGCCTGCTCCTCCTTCCAATTCATCAGCCCCTGCTTGCTGGGGCCAGCCGCCCCGAGGATGGTGGTTACGGACGGATACGCCCCGACCTTGCGGGCAGATCGCAGATCACCGTGGCACGACTCACCCGACGCCAGGTAATAGTGCGACGACTCCGTCTTTGCCGTGGCAATTAACGCGGCCATTATTGCCAATCCTTAATCAGTCGCATGGTCATTAGAGCCAGCACGACTGCTGTGGTTGGGAATACGATTTGAACTATTAAAGTTAGGATTTCCATAGAGGGTCTTTCTGGCCGAGGTGGGAATTGCCCACCCCGGCCAATTTGGTTAGAACGGTACGGGTGTTCCGTCGGCATCCAGCTCGACTACTGCTGGTTTCGGTGCGCCCGGACGATTGCATTTCCGGATGAAGTCTTTATCGACTTTCACTTTGTTCGCTCCGGCAGGCAGTACCGCCTGCACATTGGCGTATGTAGAGCCATCACGCTCCGCATGGGTCACAAGGATCTGGCACGGCTTACCGATCAGCGTTTCCAGATCCAGATTCTGCGGTGGCGCCTTTTTGGCGTAGGATTTCAGATCTTTGAACAGAGCCGCTTTCTCATGCAGGCTCAGTCCGTAACGCCGGCCGATGGTGAACGGCCGCCCGTCCTCCATCTTCTCAGCGATTTGCCAGACCAACCTGATCTGGTGCTTCTTTCCATACTGCGTTTCCACTACGCCGAGATCCTCAACGTCGCAGAACACTGCGTCGTGATTCCCTTCCGGGGCTGGCGTATATGTGCCCCCTCTTGATGCTACGATTGGCATACTAGGATTTCCTTTCTTGGTTTCTTTGTTTTTGTTTCTTGGATTTGCGACGACTACTCATCGTCACAAAAATCGTTATTTCGATGCGGTTGGTTTAAGTCTTGGAACTCGCGGTCGGCTAAGTGCCACGCGATCTCGTGCTTGCGGGCCAAGTCCTTGGCTTGCGCTAGGTCACCACGATTGACTGCCTTCACAACTCGCTCGGCTGAGTTGCGACAGGCCATTACTTCGATGTTTTCGATCAGGCGAAATTTGGTCAGGTCGGTCATAATCAGCCCCGTCGGTTGTTCCCGTAGTAATCGGCGAAGCGTTGGAAGTCGTAATCCGAGTCACGTTCCTCTCGCTCATAAGCCTCGGTTTCGTAGTCGGGTTTTTCGTTGTTAAATTCGGTTGGTTCTTTCGGTTCGCTCATTTAATTTTCTCCTTGATCGACAAACGGAATGACTTAGCGGTCATCGCCACTGCTTCAGCCGTCAGGCACTTGGTTGTAAAACGCCAGATGCGCCAGCCCAGGTCGGCGGCTGCGCGGTACTTCTCGCAATCTTTCACCATCCCCATCCCTCGCCCGTGACGGCCGCCAAACGGTAGGAACGCACCACCGTCCAGCTCGATCGCACAGCGGGCGGATTTGCAGGCGTAGTCGAAACGCCATTTGCGTGTCGGGTGGAACGTGTGCTCGGCAACTAGCTCCGGCCCGCCAGCTACTTTCCACAACACTAGAAATTTGCTGGCTAATGCGCTCACGATTGCGCCCCGCTTTTCTTTAAGAGGCTTTCTAAAATTTCCTCTATGCGGTCTAAGCGATTGCGGAGATCGCGATGCTTGGTCTGTAGATCAATCAGAGCAGTCGTCTGCGATAGCTGGGCCGATCCATAGGATTGGGCTGCACTGATGGGCAATACGCCCTCTTGTTCTAAGTCACGCACGCTCACAGCAATTCCTTGCGGATAAAATCTACGACCCAGAAAAAGATCACCGCGCCAATGGTCAGGCCGGTGATTCCGCAACCGATCGCCAGTAGCCAGCCAAGGATTAAGGCCGATACCTGAGCAAGATCCCGCATGACTTCCCACGAAATCATTTGCTGGCCTCGTGCTGGGCGTGCCACATACGGCACACGGCGGGGTTAGGGTGATAAACGAACGCTTCTGGCGTTAAATCGTACCCGCCTCGCGAATTTAAATTAAGTTGTTGGTAGTGAGCCTTTTTAGGCTCAGTTATTACTGCCGTATTACCGTTTCGGCATAAGTCGTTGTAACGATAAGCATCGGACGGGGTGGGATTTGAACCCACGGTACAATTACCTGATTCGATTTGATTGATTATGATTGGGAGCTTCATAGTAATTTATTGCGTCAAACTGAGTAAATGTTACCGTTATCACCATGGCGTATTCTTACCAGAAACGCGGCAGCCCTTGGTTCTTTATTCGTTTTAAAGACCCGACTGGAAAATGGCGTAGTAAAAGCACCCGCTACCGAATCGACAATACGCTGCATCGCGCAAAGGCAACGGCCGAGGCTGCTCGAATTGGAGTGAACGAAAAGCGAGCGGATAGTGGCCACGAATGGGTTGATGATTTGATCGAGAATCATCCCGTTTCTGCTCTGACAAAAGTGTATTATCGGAACTGCTGGCGTCATCTTGCGCGATTTATTATCGAAAAAAAAATAACCCTGCAAGCGTTTTCTCCATCCGATTGTGAAATTTATTTGAAGTGGCGCCAGAGCCTCCCGCGCACGTCCGGCGGCAAAGCAGGCAGGAACCAAGCCTGCCAAGATTTGAAGATTCTTAAGTGGATTCACCGCCAAGGCCGACTGCTCGGAAAGATGGATTCTGTCGCCCTTCTGGATTACCGAATTAAACGCGGGCCGATCTCCCGCGTTAAACCTGTCTTTTCGGATAATGAGATTAAAATCACCCGGAAGGCTCTGGCCGTTGAGGGAGTGCCCGAATGGATGAAAGTCAGCTTTGAGATCGCCCTGGCTACGGGGTGCCGTTTGCGCGAAACGCAGATCCCGCTTGAATGCGTCGACTTGAAAAACCGCGTGCTTACCTTTCCATGCCCCAAGGGTGGAGCCGGTAAATCCTTTAGCATTCCTATCCCGGCCGCCATCGAACCCATGCTTGCCAAGATGAAGGCCGAAGGGCGCGAGATCACTTGTGAAGTGCCCCGCACGCAAGCCTCGCTTTGCTGGCGTCGGCTGCTCGATATATGCGGCCTTAAACGTCACTGCTTTCACTCCCTGCGTGTAACTCGTGTAACCAGGCTTCGGCTTTCAGGTTGCTCGCAATCCGTTGCCATGAGATTGGTAAATCACTCTTCGACTTTAGTGCACGAGTTGTACCAACGGCACTGCGTAGACGATCTCCGCGATGCAGTGAACTTAGGCCAGTCTGCATCAACCGCCACTGATCAAAGTCACTCGGAATTACCTTTCCCGCGATCAGCGGGAACCCAGGCAGTGCCTGCATTTGCTTGATTCGCACGTAGCCCAATCCGTAAGCGGCGCCTAATTGGCGCAGGGAAAGAGCTCGGTTCTCCTGGCGGAGTTTCATGGCAGTATCGTGGAGACGCCCCGAGCTCATAAGTATCTAGCTTTGCTCTCCCGATGCTTTTGCAAGCAGTTGAGTGATGAGCTGGGAAAGCGAAATACGACGGGCAGCAGCCAGTTTTTGCGATGCTTTTTTCACAGCAACGGGCAATACAATATTTGTCTTTTCTGCTTTTAAACCGCTGAGTGGACGACGAGGCATACGCCATCACTACGCACACTCTGCGTATTAGCAATACTTTTCTTTTTGTGATTAACTTTTTAATTTATACTTGAATGCGTAATAAATACGCATACAATCCTCCCTATGAAAAAGGCGAAAACGAACCTCACGATCGATCCCAAAGTTAAGCGGAACGGTGAGCGTCTTGCCAAAAAAAGCGGATTATCTCTTTCGGCATATATTACCACGCTGCTCGTCAAAGAGCTGGCCAAAGAAAATAGACGTTAGCTTTTGGGCGATTTGCTTTCGGTCAGCCTGTAGTGTGGCACCTTCCTACAATGGCCTAGAAACTTCTTTCCCTTTGCATCAACGTGAGGCAATCGGATCACATAGCTTTTTCTTTCCGCCCTGCCGTCTTTAACTAAGCAGGCTAAAAGTTTGTTGGCGTAATTTGCCGACTTGCCCCACAGGTCGGCTATCTGTTTTTTAGTCAGCCAGCCCGGTGGCACTACCTCCTGACGATACCCAGCGACATACTCCGTTAGGACAGTCGCCCAATCTGACTTTATACTGGGTACCGCCATACGCCTCCTATGGGTGAAAGCACGTTCACCGTGCACCCCTGCCCGCCTTCTACGTATTCGCCCCAAGCCACCCCGTGTTGCCACCTAGTAACGGATCTCTGGCGCCGAGCGTAGTGCATGCTTGGAATGTCTGCTAGGCAACCTATCGACCAGCCTACGGGTGCCCCGATGCTGCGGCCTGCCGTGCGATCTATCCGATGCAAGTGCCCCATAACTACGGGTTTCCCAAGCATCTCAACGTGATCTCTAACGGCGCTGGATTCTGAATACATAAAACCGTGGCCGAATGCCGTGCCTCCTAGAATGCGCCAGCCTTTCTCAATATCATAAGGCACATACTGCGCCTTCAAATCCTGGCACATGTTGTAAATCTCCGACTTGGCCGAGGTGCAGCAGTGCGCCACGATTGCGCTTGGCGAGTATTGTAGGGCCGTTAGGCGGTGCTCATGGTTTCCCTCAAAGATGTAATGTGGCGCCAATTCTCGAACGAAATTAACCCCTGCATCAAAGTCCTCACGAATGGACGAACTGCGTTCCGGAGAATCTGGATCTTTCCTTGCGCTACCCATCAACCCGGACAGATCCACGAAATCCCCCAAGTGCAGCGTCATATCTGGCTGCCACCTCCGCTTCATCTCTAAGGCAGCTTTGCAGGCTGCGGCATTCGCCAGATGCCCGTGGCTACAGCTAACGGCCAGCCACCGTTTCCACTTGCGGATTACTTTCATTTCTTATCAGCCGCTGACGGGAATCCTTCGAGCACGGCTAGGATCTGACGGCAACTCTCCCGCGATTGCGCTGCCACCACGCTCTCGTCACTCGCCCCGATCAGCGCGATCTCCGCTATGACGGAGAGCTGCATTTTTAGGGTGTGGACGTAGGTGCATAGATCCAGCACTTCTTCCCACGCATCCTTCCACACGGGCCTGCGCCACAATGCACCACCGTGCTCCTCTTGTCCTTTGCGATACTTAGCTTCTAAATCCCTGCTTAAATCACGCACAATACCCGCCAGATGCTTTTCGTGTTCGGGCGTCACCGTGAACTCCACGGCCTGTTACTGACTAGGCTTTTTGCCTTTGTCTTTTTGGGGATGTCCTTGACCATTACTTGTTCCACGGAGTTGCGTGGAATGTCACGCCAGCTCTTGTAGTCACTGCTTTGCAAATGGCCTGTTTCCCAGCTAATGCCAGCCAAACGGAATGAAATACCCACGTGCTCGCCTAGGCGAAAGGCCGTCTCGTTATCCCAGTCCGCGAACCATAGATCTGCGTTTTTGCCCGACTGCTTCAGCGGCACCCAATCAAACGCCAGCCCATAGTTGTGATAGCTTTCCCCTGGCTTGGCCTTGGTCACGATCTTGCCGCTAGTCGTCCTACCCTTCGCATAGAGTGCGGCCTGCTCTTCCATGGTGCGACGGCCGCAATAGATAAGCGGTTCGATCCGGCTCGTTACCATTTCGTTAACCCATCCCCTGACCTGCTTTTGGAAGCTGGCGTCTAACGAATCAATCGCCCGCAAGGTGCGGGAGCTGGCCTCAGAGAGGCTGGTCACTGATTCCTCGCTCGCTCTCTTTCAGTTTCTGCCAGGCTATCAGATAACGCTTTGAGCGATTGCGCAAACAGATCTCGGTAAGCCTGTGGGCAGGGCTTGTTTGTTCGCTCGGCCTTGTCCCACTCGTAGATAAAATAGCTGATCGTGTCCGGGCTTGGCGGCGGGCCCTCCTGCGTTTGCGAGGTTGTCGCACAGGAGCAGAGCGCCAGACTAAGAACTAGTAGGAGGGCGTTTAGTCCACCAGGCATCTATGTCTCTCAGTCTTTTGCGGCGTTCTAGCTCGATCGATTCAAAGTTACGCTGAAGCGGCGTTTTGCGTTTTAAAAACCAGAGCAAGATACCCAGCAAACTGCCCACGACGCCGACGATCGTGGCGATCATTATTTTACTTTCGGCTGAATTTAGAGAGCACGTCCACCACGGCTTGCAATGCCTTCTCAGGTTGGTCGCCGGGGATGAAGGATGCGATTGCAATGACCGCCGTCAGTAGTGCCGTGATCGCTCCGAGCACTCCGAGCCAATCGACGCTAATTAAGGTAGGGATTAGTTGTTCCATGCCCCTAGCGGGGTGTCAAAGCTGGTCAAAAGGAAAGGCGACGTTTTAGTAGTTCCCAGATCGTGCTGAATACTGCCCCAGATACCAACGCCACAATCCACAGCTTTGTTTTTATCGTGTGCGCTTCGCGTTCCATATTCGTGAGGCGGCCGTGATACTCGCCGAGGCTGGCCTGCGAGCGTTCTAATAAATCTAAAATTACCGATTGGCGGGTTTCTATTCGTGCAATTGATTCACGAACTAGGCTTAACCGTTCCGAAAGTTCAGCAATCTGATCCGTGCTCATAGGGTGGCCGTTTCTGCGCCTTCCGCAATCCGCACCATCTCCTCGCCCTTCTCGTTGTAGAACATTTCGATATACCCCTCTGCTTCAAGCCAGCGCAGGCTGGCAGTAAATTCACGCCAGCCGGGCGTGTTGCGATCGTCGGGCGTAGTCATTCATTTCACCTTACCCGCGTCCTCGGCTGCGCCCATATCGCTGTATCTTGGCAGAGCATTGTTGTCTGAACGCTTTGGCGAGCATGAACACAATAATAGAAGAAGGATCAGGATTTGCATGATGCTCATCTTTAGTTAAATGGATAAGTTTTCCCTGCTCCAGCGTTGTAGAGCGATGTAATTTCTCCGCCAGTCAAAGCACGACTCCAAGCCCCAACCTCATCAATTCTTCCTATGTATGTTGAGTCCCCGTTGTTATTTGCCCCAATAAAAAATCCGACACCTAAATTTGGATAAGTATAAGATTCAGTTCCTATTGATACATTGTCGATATTTAACTCTATTGTTCCAGAGCCATATTTTAATACAACAAAATGCCAGTTATTATCATTATAGGAACCAGAAGATGTTATTGACTCTTCATCAACGCTCTCATAATATATTTGCCCGCTTGGGTTGAATACCACTTGAAAGTTATTTTGACTATTCTCGTTGCTTGCAAATATAACGCGATAACCTTCGTCTGTGGTTGTTTTCACCCACGCGCAGATTGTTGCGCTCGCTCCAAAAGTAATGTTTGAATTTGCCTTTAACCAGTTGCTTGAATCAAAGATTGCTCCGTTGTTAATAATTCCAGATGAATTTCCGACTCCATTATTGTTTATTAAAGTTCGCCCGTTTCCGCTTGAATCAAGCCAACTATTATTATCCAAATTCCAGTAGGCAAGCAGATTGCTAAGCAGTGATAAGGGGGGGGTGTTGGAGACAACAAGCGAGCGAAGTCTCAGGCCGAGGCCGAGGTACATGGCTTAAGTTCCCCGCGTGTAAGCGATGGTTTTGCCAGTAGCCAACTGAAATGCGGCAACAGACGCAAATAAAACAAATCCGGCCGGGAAGGTAATTCCAGTTAAGGCATCGCCAGTAAGCGAGGTTTGGCTAACTGACGTAAACGATCCATCGGAAATAAATTGAATTGCTTGGAAGTTGCCAGTAACGACGCCGGTAGTAGTCGTTACTTTCCCGCCATATTCGCCAACGCTAAGGGATGTGTCCTGATTAATTTGAAGATCGTATGCCATGTAATGTGAAAAACTATGTCAAAGGGGCGCGCCCGTGCTTGTGTCGTATGTTCCACCATAAGACCAGTATTCTTGTGCAGTAAATTTTGCAATAAATGGCGGGTCGGGCTGTGTTGATCCATATAGAGGTGCTGATATATTGTGGCCTAGCCACGACATTGTGAATGTACCGTTTTCAGGATATTCTTGGTCGATTGAAGTAAGAAAATCAGAGCCTTGAAGTATTCCAAAAAAATATATAAAAGGATAATACAAATCTCCAACTTTTAATACTGGCTTGTAATCTCTTGTGGTGCCACTGAAAATCTCAAGAGGATCAATAGCGCTTCCTCGATCAAAAGTCTTAAAATAAGAATACAGAGCAGGATTGCATACTATATTTTCTTCGTTTTCTATTGGAGTAAAGAATTGAAAATTCTCGCCTACTGGGCCGAGATTATCTTCGTATGTCCATTTTTTTACTCTCCAAAAAAGGGAAACTGTTTGATCTAGGCTTAATGCAAAAGGGTAATATGTGCCCCTAACTTCTTGCGGAATTGTGCTTGCTGGCGTGATGCAGAATGGAAGATACCCACTTGCGCTAGCGTGTAAGACTTTACCCATAGGATTTCGTTAGGGCAACTGCCCCGCGTTAATAACCAATGACGGTGATGCGGAATGTTTGAGTTGATTGGCTCTTGCTAGAATTCGTAGCATTGACCGCATCTACATGAACTTGATCTGTCGCCACAACATGCCCAAAAAAGGTCAATCCTTCGGATACTGCGCTAGGTATTCCAAGAAGGACTAGATCGTTAATACTTGCGCCTGTAATTGCAACAGTGATTGAGGTGGAGGAATTAGCTCCCACATTCCCAAACGCCAAGGAAGCGGTTGTTGTTAGGGTCTCTACTGAAAGCGGCAGAACTCCGTAAGTGGTCGAGCCGGAACGGAGTAATCCCAGGCTTACCAAACCGCTGACCACGTTTGGCCCGGCAGGCTGCGTGACTGGGGTGGAGTTATAGAACGCAAGTTTAGAAGCTGTGCTGACGCCAAACCGCGTCCCGGTAGTCGTCCCCAGCCCCACGTTATAGCCGTCCGTGATCGTGACGGCCGTGCCGGATAAGTCCAATACGGTCGCCCCTGTTCCGATCGTGTTATTCTGCCAATCGAGGAATACCGATCCGCTTGAGTTATATAGCTTGCGGCTGGTCGCATGAACGTTTGTGGCGCTATCTTCAACAAATAGGGCGTCAGCTTCTGCTTTTGTGTAGTAGCTGGCTTGAGCGGCCGGAACGGCAGATCCCGTGGTAATTAAATCCCTGCGAACTGTAATATCAGACTGCAGAACCGTCTTAGGCGTTCCGCCCTGGGTTAGTTCGACCTCAATCTTAGGCGTGACGGTATCTGTGCCAGCTTCGGCAAAAAGCTCATCCAGCTCGGCCGTCGACATGGTGACCGTGCTTTGCAAGAATTTGCCAAAGATTACGCCACTAGCGTCTAGGGTAAGAGCTGTCGTAACGTTTTGCTGGCCTAGATTTCTTACAAAGCTGATCGTATAATCGCCCTGATTGTTGCCGGCCTGCACGCTGATGTTCCCAGATCCGATGCCTGTGACGGCCGAAAGCGCTTCAGAAAAGCTGGCCGCGGTGGCTCCGATAGCAATCCCGGTCGTGCTATTTGCACCGTAGTTTAAAACAATGTTTCCGCCTTCTGCATCCGGGCCAACGCTCAGCCGCCATGTCTGATTCGTTCCAGTTGTACCAGACGATCCGACTTGAAGCTGAGTTAAGCTGATAACTCCGGACGTACTGGCTGCGGTGAACGTATCCGCATACACGGCTGGGTTGCGTACTAGACGAATGACTTGCTGGGCCGCAACCGATGCGGCTGGAAATCTCCGAGTGTTTACCAAAACAGAGCTAGTCGGGAAAAGCGTGAAGGCTGAACCGCCAAACGAAAGAGCCGTGTTGACTGTGGCCGCTGTGATTAGATAAGAATATTCCTCCTTGCCGTAGGTTGTAACAGTAACGCCCGTGCCTGCGATTGCGGAGATGGCGTTATAAACTTGTAGGGGGGTCGCATTAAAAGAGATGGCTGATGATGTAATGCTATTGAGAACTAATTTAAATTGGCCTGCCGTTGGGTCACCGTCAATTCCTCCGATGCCAAGCTTTAGCGATGAGCCACTTGTATCCAGATCGCGTAAAAAGCCATCCTGATCTCTTTCTTGCAAGCGTACGCGAAGATTATAGGAGTCGTTTCGGGTAAGGGTGGGCAAAGCACCATCCCTTGCGGCTCCGCGAGATACTAGAATTCCGCTAGTTGTATCGATGTAAATATCTAGGGATTGAGCCATTTGCTTGTCCTATTGTGTCAATTCTTATTCAAATTCCTCTTCTTCCTCTACTGGCTTTGGCGAAAGGACGAGAAGCGTGTCTGGGCTTCCATTACTGCATACGTTCAGAGTAACAACATTATAATCACCAGAGATTTCAAATCCATTGTCTTGTTCGGTAACCGCTATGCCAATACCGGCCGTTGGCTTGGTGCATTCAATCCTGCGGATCAGTCCGTTAAAGAACTCACGAGCAAGCCGTGAAGCACCTTTAAGTTCTTTTAATTCCGGCTCTCTCATAGGATTCGCTATCTCTAATTAACCAACTACGCCAGATTGCGCCTCGGCGTAATTAACCCTTGCCACTAAAAAGATCCCGCGTCTATCGCATGATAAAGATGTCTGGACGTAGCCAAAGTAAGTGTTTTGTTGGAAAAGGCTGGTTGTTTGGAATGGCTGTCTAGGGTTAGACGGCATTTTCGTTCCATTAATTGCAGTCGGCATGTAGCGACCCTCAGCTTGGAAGCGATCTGCTTGTATTAAAAGGCCGCCCGCACCTGTTTGAATAAACTCAGTTTCGCTTTTATCGGTCAAGAATTCCGCTTCGATAATCATGTTTGGCCCATATATTCCGGCCCCAGGCGTCGGAATAAACCTGACCAGCGCAGGAGGCAGGCCACTGCTAGAAGTCAGCCCGACATAGGTTACGTTTATTTCCGTCAAATCGCCGTCTTGCTCTCTAAATGAAAAGTTCTCCACGGCCATGCGGGCAAACGTTGTGGATGCGGTGGAGTAAGCGGAATGCAAAGTGCCGAAGCTTGGCTGCAATGTTTTGCGATCTGCCGTGCGCACGATGTAGACTTCGTTTAGCGTTTCCAACCCAATTCGCTCCGTAGAGAAATCTGCCCTGCGTAAGACTTTATTACCCGACGATGGAGATCCAACGATGACGGCACTCATTAGGTTACCATTGGCGCTGCGACTATTTTAGACAGGGCTTCGTTTAGCACGGTGTAAATATCGGACAGACTTTTTCCGCCCTTAGCTTCCTTGCCTGCTTCTTTTTTAATAAACTCCTGGCGCCGGCTGGCCATTGTTCGCTTCAACCCTTCTTTCGTTGTCCCGCTAGTTTGCTCCATTACCTTTGCGTCAAACTCCGCCTTGTTAATTTTCTGCTGCTCCTTTGACGCCTTCTCTCTTTCGCCCTGAACTGTTTGCGAAATGCCTCGATCGCCAAGGCCGGCGGCAAAATTAAGCACTTCGCCCGCTGTGCCAGCTCTGGCTTGCTCGAATTGCCTGCTGGTTCCGCCTGGGCCTGCGGCCATGCCCTTCTCTTTATCGGCCTGTTTCTTCTCGGCTTTCATCTTTTCCTGCGCTGCCTTCACTTCCAGATTGGCGGCTTCCAACATTCTGTCGCGCTCGGTGTCCCTTTTGCGTTCGTATGAATCGTTGGCCAGTTTCTTCTCGGCGTCTTCTTCTTTTAGGATTTGCATCGCTCTATCAGTGCGATCTTTGATTGCGTCTTTTTCTCCTTTTTCTAATTGCTTCTGATTTGCGACGGCCTCGCCAGCATCTCCACGCCCAGGTGATTTCTTGGCTTTTTCAGCCGCAGCCCTTTCAGCCATTTTCTCAGTGCCTAAGTTGCTGGCTCTTTTGTAGATTTCCTTAGCAGCATCAAAGTTGCCCTTTGCTACTTCTGCGGCAGCCGCACCAAGCATAACAGTAACTTCCAGAGCAGCCTGCAATCCTTTGATAAATGGATTCAAAAGCGAAGCGACTGTTCCAAAGGCCATAGTCATATTCGTTTGAAAGGTTTTAATTTGATCCGAAAGCTCTGAAAGGCTGGAAACTGTTTCATTCGACATAACGCCCATCGATTGCCCCAAACCTTGGATTGCGTCTGGCCCCATTCTTAGCGTTTCCATTAAAGAGCCAACACTTTTGCCAGCTAAATCACTAGCTACCGCAAGTTGTTCGTTGGCTGGAATAGCACCCGAACTAATAGCTTGTGACAGCTTATAAAACAGGTCTTCTGGACTTAAAGTTTGTAAATCTTGGAAACTAACTCCAATACGTGCAAATGTAGCTTCTAGTTTTGTATTTCCACCGATTGCCTCACCGGCATTTCTAGCCAGTTTATTCATTGCCCCAGCTACGTCTTCAACACTTCCTCCACTTAAGCTTGCGGCATTTCCTATCTCTTGGAGAGATTCGGCTGTTATCCCAAATCGGTTTGCTAAGTCTTGGAATTGATCGCCTTTCTCAATGGCTGAACTAAAGCCAGAAATTATTTTATCAAAAGCAAAGGCCCCGGCTAGGACTGAGCTGGTTTGCTTGGCAAATCGATCTAGGCTGGCGGTTGCTGACTGTAGGCCGCGATCTAGCCCGGAGGCATCCAAGGCGAGTTTAGCTGTGGCTGTTGCGTCCATTACAGCCCCGCCTTTTTGCTCTCGTAATTAGCGATAATGCCTAGCCGTTTAATCATTTTTAAGACTTGTATGTCAATGGACTTCTGGATCGTTCTGGGACTAATTACGTTGTTAATCCACGGGATAGTATTAGTCATTTGAACGTAGGGCTTAGAGAAAGTGCCCAGCCCCGTTTGGCTCTTATCGTTCACGCGGCCGCCGCCCGTGTGCCTGTATACCCATTTAGGGATACCGCGAAATCCGCCTAATATGCCGGCGCAAACTGCCCAGCCTGACTTTGCGATACCCACGTTTCCCCGCTTATCTTTAAAATATCGGGCAAGAGGGTTGTCCTTTGTAACAATTTGCCGAACGAATTGATTTTTAGGCACTCTCTTTGATTTGCCATACCGAGCTGATTCGTGATGTTTTCCGCCGTCAAATGGCCCGACTTGCGTGCCCACATAAGGTTGCTGACGTATTCTGTTTAAAAGCTGTTGGGCTGATTCAGTACGCCTGCGCTTACTTCCGCCTGTTTTGCCCAAGACAAGAGCTGCCAACGCCTTCGCCATTTGTTCGGCGTTTTGTGTCTTAGTCTTGCCATTGGGTAGCGAAAGTTTGGCTATCTCTTTAGACGCAGAAGCAGCGGATTTGTAGACGTGATTGATGTCTCTAGTTACTGCTTTTTCACCTACTTTCTTAACGTCATTGCCCAGGCCGAACGGCTGCGTGGAATTAGCCAGGCTAACGCAAAGCATGCGTGCTTGTATCCGCATCTCCTTTGACGCCTCGGCCTTGGTATTGCCGATAAAAGCCTTCATGGCTTTCTGTAGTTTGCTGGCGTCGACTGTTAAACTGGCGCTCATAATCCTAATAGCCTTTCCATGTCACGGATCTCTTTTCCTTCAATATGAGCCGCACGCCTTAGTTTCACGCCGTCCATAAACATAAAGACGTGATCGGCCTGATTGACTGCTACCAGCGGCAATTCCCACAGAATATAATCCATTGGCCAGCCCGTATGTTTTGCCAGGACAAACACGCACGCGGCGGTTCCTCCTGGCGCTAGGCGTTTCCCGGTGGTGCAGCTATGGCTGAAGGGATAACGTTTACCCGCGCCTTATTCGCCTCTGACAAGATTGAGGAGCACATGATTGAGGCGGTGTTTCGATCCTCTTCGCTCATCTCGGCAATCCAGTCCATCAGCTTCTCTCTAAATGAATCCTTATCCCAAGCTAAACGGATCGCCTTTTTACGATCTTCCGCCAGTAAGATATGCAGATAAATAAACGACCAGACAAAGTAGATTGCGGAATCGCTATCATCCCGCACCTGAAGCATTAACAGGCGGCTGCCCTCGGTGTAAGGCGCAAGCTTCTGATCTTTGAAGTAGCGGTCGGGTGAGATAAGGGAGTTATCCAGCTCCTGTAATAATGCTTCTTCGTTCATAGTTTTTTAATCATCGCCCGCTTTAGTTCTGGGCTTGCCCTTTCTGAAATAAGTAGCGTTTGGCTGCCACGCTTGATCGATAGGATGGGTTCCGCGCGTTTCATTAGGCCGAGCAGGGTTTCCCTGTTCTCTAGCGCTGCCCTGACGTATCTAATGGCGGCCTCCGGCTCAGATTTCATATCCGCCCAAGTGCGCTCCATTTCGGCCTTTGCATCCTGATCGCCACCCGTGTTGAACCAGAACGTGAATTTTCTGTGGCCGCCCTCCTCAACGATGCAAGTAACTGGATCGGATTCTCTAAGCTTTGCACCAAAGGCTGCGACGGCCGCAGCTACTTTAATGTTTGTCGTTCCCCAGAAGCTATCAACCATTTTAGGATCTCATAAACCCGCCGGAGCGGATTAGCTCATGTTAGGGAATCGAGTCGCCGATACGTCCACCGTGACGAATCCTTCGCTAGTACGATTAACGGTGACGCTATCGACTACGATCTTGCCGCCGGTGCTGGTGGCATTTGCCAAGGTTGTTAGAACTGCTCCTGCGGTTGTCGCATAAGCGCCTGTGATGGTGGTAGAGAATGAGAAGGAATCAGTGGGGTTATAGACGGCACAACCGACCACCTCGCCGCTCGCGTTCCTAATTTCTGCGCGCTCGACGTTGCGGGTTTCCGTGAAAGATTGCACCAACCCACCGGATTCAGCACTAATGCCAAACTGTAGGCCCGTTGTCCCGATTGTTGTGGCTGCCATATTGCCTTAAATTTTGTGTCAACTCGCGATTGAATTCGGTTGTGCGATGACTGCCAGCTTGTAGGTGCGACGCATTGTACGCTCTTCATCGTCGGCCTCAGGCTCAATAGAATCAACCTTGGCGTTGTAACAACGGGCAGATCCGATGGCCGTGGTGGCGTTTAACCTAGTCGCCAACGGGCTTGAATCATAGAAAGCCTGCAGAACCTTCGAGCATTTCCGAGTGTGCGCGTCCAGGGTTGTATCGTCATAAGAATCATCCACCACGATTTCAACTGGAACGCTGAACACGCCAGATCCCTGCACCGGCTCTTCCGTTCCTAGCGTCGCTTTTATTACAATAGATGGAGGCATGTTCTCCGTCTTGTCGTGCGACAAGTGATAGGTCACCCCGGTAACGGTTGTAGTTAGAAGCTCTTGAAAAGCAGCTTCAATTAGACGATCGAGCATGGTGACGGCGGGCATATTCTAAACTCCTCTTGTCACCA